TCGCTGGAATAAGTCACTGAATAATCCCCCAGGCTCATCGCCGAAACCCCCGGCACCCCCTCCGTCTCCGAGGCTTTCAATCCCGCCTGGTACGCCCTGGCCGCCGCCCTGGTGGCCACCGCCACAATGTCATCCGGCAGCGAATCGTAGGCATCATATCCGTGTGTATAGGTCACCTCAATGACCTGAATCCCCGCCATCCAATCCTGTCCCACCCGGTGGAGGATACCGTGCTGGCCCAATTGATAATCCTCCTCGGCCCCCTCCACCAGCACCTCCCCATCCTCCACGACCTCCGACACCTCCACCACCGGCAACTCCGGCAGGAACACCCGTGTCCCCCCCGCACAATCCAGCGTAATCACGTCATCCGTCACCAGATCGATGTGCTGGTGGCAATAATTCCGAATCGCCTCCGTCGCCCAAGTGATTGCCTGCTGGACAGACGCCACCTTATCGTCCGCCGTGATCTCGATCTGGAGAAAATTCTCCACGTCCTGCACCGTACAAAAATCAGCCATCGCCCTCTGCCTTCTCCTTCCCCTTCTTCTGCGCCTTGTCCTCCACTGGCTTCTTCCTCATCTTATCTTCAGCCTTCTCCCGCTTCTTCTTGCCCCCTGCCGCCCTGCCCGCATGCAGCGTGGCGTAATAGGCCCGCACCTTCTCCTCATCTCCCGCGTGACATTTGACGGACCGCCCCGCCCCGATTTCCACTGTCACCAATGGTTTCACTGTCTTTCTGATATTCCTCTCCGTCACCGCATCCTGCCGCGCCCGCCGCTCCTCCTCCGCCAACCATGACCTGGGCAGCGCGCAGAACCTCGGCTTCACCATGTGCAACGCCCGCAGGAACGCCAACCGCTCGTCATCGCCCGGCCGGCATTCCGACCGCCACGCCTTCATCAGCGCCCGCCCCGCCTCCGACGCCTGCACGAACAGCAGCGCCGGCTCGTAGAGGGGAATCCGCAAATCCAATGTGACTTTTACAGTCCGTTTCCGCTCCGCATCCGTCCCAATGTCCGCGGCCAGCACCCCGTACCGCCACAGCGGAGCCGCCGCGTCCCACCGCTGCAAGAAATGGAACCCGCTCGGCACCAGGTCCCACGGCACCGTGTACTCCCCGGCAATGAACAGCGTCCGCTCCCACGGCAGCGACCAACTTCCGCCCTGCCGCACCTCCAGGTGCAATTTCTTCGCATTGCTCATAGAGATTTTTGCGCCCTTCCGCATCACCACGATCCCGCATCCATCGCTCATCCGGCTTTCTCCACCTTAACTGCCTCTAAAGTGCCCTTAATGGGGCTTAACGTGGCGTAAAAGGACGTTTGCGCCTTATTCACTTTTGGCCTCTTCACGAACTTCCACTTCCTGTCTGTGTAGAAGGCGTACTGCCGCCCCCGTTTCGTATCCGGGCAGAATTGATCCAGCGACCGGATGGTGAAAAACCACCGGTGCGTCGGGTCATCATGCGCCCGCTCCGCACTCCACAGCGGCAATTTGATCCCCAGCTTCCCCCCTGGCCTCAGTATCCTCCAGCACTCATTCAGCGTGACCATCAGATCATTGTCCAGGTGCTCGAACACCGCTCGCGCCACGATCACGTCGAACGATTCATCCGCCCATGGCCAGGGGAGGATATTCAAATCGTGTGCGACGTCGATCTCTTTCCGGTGCTTCCGCAGGTCGTGATTTACCGCCCCCGCAATGATCTTGTTCCCCGCTCCTAGATTCAGAATATCCATCTCTATCCTTCCGATCCGCGTTCATCCGCGTTTATCCGCGTCCAAAAAATCCGCGTCCAAAAAATGAGCGAGTTCGCTCCCCTTGATCGCCCTGCGTACCTCGTCCCAATTCTCGATCATCTCACTGAGCGGCTGCGCATTGATCCGCGTCAACTCACACCCCAGCGTCGCCACGTACCGCACCCCCAGGAATGCACAAATCCGCCTCGCCGCCCCGTCCGCCAGCGTGGAGGCCGGCCCCACGATCTCCTCATAAGTCAGCGCCAGCGCACGCAGATCCTCGAGCCGTTCCATCGCCTGCTGATCCCGTTCCAGCAGCCCGCGCGCCGCCCTCAGCACCAGCTCGGGCCCCAGATTCACGCGGATGTCCTGCACCCGCCTGAATGTATGCTGTGGCCGCTGAATCCTCCCCCCGCGCGCCATCCCGTTCACGATCACGCTCACCGCCTGCCGGATCACATTCTCCCGCCTCAGCCACAACACCGGCACTCTCCGTATGTAATCCCACACCTCCGAGAATGCCTGATGATACGTGAGTTTGCACATGCTCACCCGGTAGCCCTGCATGTGCGTGAGGCAATAGAGCAGTTTCCGCCGGTCCGCCGTCAAATGCGTGTGCCACAGGCTCGTGTGGTGGAGCGATTCCCCGCGATCACAGAAAATCTGCGGATGATTGCTCAGACAATGCGCCAGGAACGTTCCCCCGCTCCGTACCGAGGCCACGATCACCGCCGGCCGCGCCGCATGCTTCGTCTCATCGTTCTCGATCACAACCATCTCCTATCCCTCCGATCCGCGTTCATCCGCGTTCATCCGCGTCCAGAAAATCCGCATCCAATCTCAGCACCACCAATCCCCCGCTCCACCGCCCCGCGCACGCCCTGGCCGACATCGCCAGCGCCTGCTCCATCGTGCATTCGTGCCACATCCGCCTCTCTGTCACCCGCATGAACCACGTCCGATCTGCCCCCAGCGTCCCCGCACTCAATTCCGCATCGAGGACCGGATTGTAGCCCGCCGGCGCAGTCACCACCGCCTGCCCGCCCTCCGCCAGGAACGACCGGAACCGCGCCAGCACCAGGCTGGGCCGCGTCGGCGCCGTCGTCTTCTTGTACTTCCCAAAGCCAATGTGCTCGATCGTTGAAATGCTGATCAGCAAATCAACCGGCTCCTGCGGCTCCCAACACATCACGTCCGCATTGATCGCCCCTTTCTCATACAAATCCACCACCGGCCAGGTCACCGGGCCATAATGACTTAGGACATTCCCGACCTCCAGGATGCGCGCCCCCTCCCCACATTGCCCCAGGAACCATCGTACGACGGGAATCTCCACGCACCGCATATTCAGCGCCGTGTGGTTGTAGGAATGGTTGAAATATGCCAGCGTCAGCCCGTTCCAGGTAAAAGTCGCCACAGTCTCTCCCCATTTCGCCGGTAAAAGCCGGCCATGCCGATCAGATCATCATCCTGGATGAGTACATCCGGTTCTCTTCCCAGATGCTCGGCCAGCCGATTGACCGCAGCGTAGACCTGCGGATACTGGCCACGGGCCGCCTCGGCCGGTGTGTAATCGTGGAATAGAATCAAACCGCCCTCGGTCAGCCAGTGGAACCAGGGCAAATCCGCTTCCACCCTCTTGTGATTGCCGTCAACCAGGACCATATCCCAGGCTATGCTGCAGTAGCTAAGGTACTTCCAGGACCATGTTCGCAGCACTTCCACATTGCCACAATGCGCAACGTTCTTGCGGATTTCCTCAGCGCGGTAGGGCTCGAGACTGATGATTTCTGCTTTGGGAGCCGCCGCTGAGAGAATCAGCGCTGATCGTCCGTGAAAACCGCCAATGTCCAGGATGCATCCCCCATCATATTGAGTGGCCAGGCGATAAAGCGCCGCGTACTGGTAAGGCAGCATCTTGCCGCGCACGTGCTCCGTAGCGGTCAGCACCGCCGCAATCGCCGGAGTAGATAATTCGCTCCACAATTCCTCCTGTGTCCCGCTTGCTTTCATTTGCCCTTCTTCTTCCGTTGTGTTCCCGGCGCCGCATGCTCCCGTTCCCACTGCCGCACCATCCGCCACGCCTCGGGCGAATCTATCCGCCCCGGGATCATTCCCTTCCACCTTCTGGCATCCCCCGGATAATGCATCAGCCCCGCCGTGGTGAGGCCCTTGCAATACTTCTCGAATGTGTTCCATTCATTGCCAAGCCAGAGCACCTTCAGCGGATCCGCGTACAGCGCCCTCAAGAGCGCCCCCTGATCCCGCTGCGCATACTGTTCCCACTCTTGCTGCCAGCGCCGGAAGAAGCCCGCCACCCGCGCATTGTCGTGCTGAAACGCCCACACGCCGCCATTAATTTGTAACGCATGGAGCGTACTGATCTCCTGCTCGATCTGCCTCAATTCCAGCCGGTTGTTCCGCCTCTCGAAAGCGTGCATCGTGTCCATCAGATGCGGGTCTTTGCAGATCACGAACTCCCACCCCGCTTCGATCCACTCAAAATAGCGGTAGATCGGCGCCGTCACCAGCGTATCCGCATCCAGGTAGAGGACCGCCTTCCATTCAGCCGGTGCCAACTCATAAGCCTTGAGCTTCGCCCGCCGTCCCCCTACGTCCGAGTCCGGCTGCCGGATAAACACGTCTTCGCCCCCGAGCTTGCTGGCACCGCAGACACATACCGGAATGTCCGGCATGTGCTTCTTGATGCTCAGCAGGAGCCTTTTCCCGCTCTTCCGCGACGGCCTCCCAAACGCCACCATGTAGATTCCGCGCGTGCTCCCCGTGTTATAAACACGCGGCTTCACCGCCTTGATAGTCGGCGTTGTCCGTTTGACCGGCACCTCCACCACCCCCTCGATCCCCGCGTCCACCCGTTCCGGGCCCTGCGCCAGCGCCGGAATCGCCTTCGCGTGCGCCTTCACCCATGCCGCTACGCTGTACGGCTCCGTGACCGCGCGTAGCGCCTCGCGGTCGAACTTTTCCGAAACTGCCGCGCCCAAAGCGGCTACCAGCGCCTTGGGATTCCCCCGCTCGTACCTGTGGATGCCTGGCGCATCTCGCAACTCGTCCAGAATCCCCACACCGCGCGGGATCACCACCCGCACCCCGCATGCCAGCGCCTCCAGCACCGGCATTGGGCCGCCCTCCACCCGCGAGGGGCACACGAACACGTCCAGCCCCTGGAAGAAGGACGGCATCTCCGCCCAGGAGTAGCGCTTCATCGGCACTGGCCAGCCCCGCCCCGAAGCCCGCCATTCGACGCTCCTCCCGATCTTCGACCCCACCACGGCCGCGACCAGGTCCTCCCCCTTCCGATGATTGCGGTACGTGTATCCGCTGAAGCCCACGACAAGTTTCCTGCGTCCTGCGTCCTGCCTCTTGCCTCCTGCAATCACGAATTTATCCCGCTCCAGCGGCAACGGCGGCTGGATCGTCGGCCCGAACTTGCTCAGCGGCTCCCGATATAAGCGGCACATTGCCACCCGCAGGTCTACCCGCTTCGCTACGGAGTCGAACAGCCGCGCCTTCTCATTGCCCGGCGGCTCCTCCTCCCGGTGCGTGAACATCGCCGCGACCGGCACGCTCGGCCACAGCTTGCACAGTTGTGCTTCAAAATACCCGGACAGATATACGATGTCCGCGTGCGGGTCGGGCGCTGCCGTCAACGTCCAGCCGAGATGATCCCGTAGGTAGCGCGCGAAGCGCGGAATGACTCGGTCGTCGTTGAGATTCCGGCACACGATGTTGATCAGCAGCCCCATATCGGTTACGCCAGCTCAATGTTGATGAACGCGCTGGGCCGGATCAGCCCGAATGCCGCGCGCATCTCAGCCAGGATCGCCACCAGGTTCCTGATGAACCAATCGCTGTGGCTGTCCGTCGCGCTGATCGTCGCTTGCTGCCTGTCCCAGAGGACAGCCTTCCGCCAGTTCGCCAGCCACGCCGTCCCGGCCGTGTGATGGAAACTCTGCACCACCGGCACGCCCCACAGCGTATTCGGCCCGGCCCCGAACGGATCGCCCCGCAGGAACCTGCCCGTCGTATCCCGCAGCAGGTCCACCGCCTCCCAATCCGTCGGATGGAACACGAATGCGGTCGGACTCTGGCGCCCGGTCACCAGCAGCGTCGTGATGGCCTGCCGGCACGTGATGAGTTGGTTGGTGTTGAACGCCTGGATCAGCGTCCCCGTCTGGTTGTTGAGGCCGGTAAAGTTCTCCCCCACGCCGTTGCCGTTGAACAGTTGGTTCTCCAGTTCGTCGATCAGGTCCTCACGGAGTTCCTGGTCGATGATCCCCCGGATCTGCGCCGCATCGCTCAACGCCCGCTTCGTCGCCCCGACGTACACCGCGATAGTCTTCACAGTCTCGTAGACCCGCTCGAAACTGATCTCACCTTGCGGCTTCTCGCCGGTGATCTCCCCGGTCGCGCCGGTCGGCTCCTTCACGTTCGCTTCCGGCGTCGGCGCAGCCTGCGTGACCTGCGCCGTCTGGCGGACGAACTCGACCGTGTCGCTGGTCGTCTGCCGCACACTGATCAGGTTGCGCAGCGTGACCGGATAGCGCCCGATCGGCTCGTAGATGCCGGTATAGTCCGGCGTCACGAACGCCCCGGCGCTCGTCACGTCCGCGCCGCTGATCAGCTCCTTGAACTCGACCGGCGGACTCTGCAGCCCCTTCCGGCTATCCGGGATGCTGCCCGAGGGCGCAACCGACTTTAGCCATGCCTTCCATTCCGGCGAGTTGACGAACTGCTCACCGATAGTCGGTCCCCTGCCCGGCCGTACACTCGGCTGGGGAGCGCCCTTCGCCTCCGCCAGTTCCACACCCGCGCCCAGGTCGAGGACCGCCTGCTTCAGCGCAGCATCCCCTTCCTCCTGCTTGATCTGATCCTTGAGACTCTTCGCCTCCGCCAGCAGTTTGCCGACCTGCTCCCGTTCCTCAGCGGTAAAGTCCCGCTTCTCCTTCTCTGCCAGATCACAGATCGCCCGTGCATCCAGCAGCAGTTTTTTGAGTAGTTCCTTCAGATCCACTCTACACCTCCATAGATTTGACTTTCCCGATCCGCTTCTGTCCTGCGATCCGCGTTCTATCCCTCCAGAAGCTCGATCTCGACCAAACTCGCTACCACACGCGGTGATGCCCCGCTCGGCTTACCGTCCCCGGCCTCGCCTTCAGTCCCATCCCCCGCGTCATCAGAAGCGCCGTCCCCGGCGCCTTTGATCGCCTTCAACTCTGGCGGCTCCAGGTCCGCATCCCGCAGATGCTTCGCCAGATGATTCCACACCCCGCGCCGGTCGCCATCCGGGATCGTCGTCCCGCCCCGGCCACCATTTAACACCCCGATTCCCGTCTGGCAGCCCCGGACATTAGCCGCCCCCGGCTCCCCTCCAGCCGCCACCATGTGGTGGACGAACCGATACGAGGATTTCACTGCCGGATCGCCGTCCGGATCGCGCCAGGCATAGATGCGCCGGTAGTACGCTTCGCTCTCTCCACTGCGCGCCCGCGCCTCATTCGCTGGCCCATCCCAGGCCGCATCAGTCGTCGCCGTTGAATGCGCCCCGATTGCTGCCTTCGCCCCCTTGATCGCCACCGTATGAGTGGCGATTCCAGCGCCCTGGGTCACGGGCGAGACCCCAATCACCTCCAGCCTGCGCAGAAACCGCACCTGCTGGCCCTCAAACATCCCCACATCGGCCTCTACGATGCGGAACGAGTAACTCCACTCCTGCATATCCTCCAGCGCCTTGACCACCGCATAGTGCTCGCGCCCCGCTTCTGTGTCCAGGAAGAAGCGCGCGCTCACCAGCGCCTGGTTGCCATCCTCCGTGATCGTGCCCTTGCCAATTGGCGGAGCCTGCAGATTGTGGTTCCACGGCTCGATCAGCACCCGCTGCGATCCAAAAGCGCCCGGGATCGTCACATCATCGTCGAGGTCCACCACACCCAGCGTGGCGAATACCGCCGAAAACTCGCCCTGCTCTCCATCCGCCTTAATCTGAATCGGCGCTCGAAAAACTTTCGTCTCCATCTCCCCTACCTCCTACTACTCTACAATAGAAACCTGCAAAATTGCTCAAAAATCGTCCATTCCGATCCGCGTTAATCCGCGTTAATCCGCGTCCCATTTCCGCTCCTATCTCCCGAACTCCACCGAACACTGACAGTTCGCGTTGTTCTCCGCCCCGCCCGCCGGGTCCCCCGGCCAGCGCATCCCGTTGCTGAACCTGTCCCGGATTCCCACCGTCTCCCCGTCCATCGCCAGATGCGCCGCTCGCGGATTGCTGGAATTCACCCGCCAGGTTTTGCGGGTCAACCCACCGGCCTGCGCCGCCTCATTCGCCCCGAAGTTGGCCGCCGTCGTGATGGCGCTTATCGCCTCCCGTAGCGCCCAAACCGAGATGGCCGTCAGGAACAAATCCTTGACCGCCTCGCGTGGCTCGGGGTCCCTGAGCGCCTCCTGCAATTGATCGCGCGTCTGCCGGTTGATGTACGTCGCCTGCAGCCGACTGTGCTCCTGCAGCCACGGCAGCATCCTATCCTCGGATATTTCCGCCCCCAGCCGTCCTGCGAACTCCCCCGCCCAGGCTCCGGCCGTGAGGACATTCAGCCGCAGCAAATCCTCGCCCAACTCCCGATCCCACCGCTCCTCGTCCCACCACACGCCCCCCAGGTCGCCCTTCCCATCCCCTACCACCTGCGCCTCCGGCAAGCGGCTCATCACCGCCGCCTCCTGCCGCTTATAGTGCCGCGTCAGCGTCGCAACCCACTTCTCCTGGTGCCGTTCGCGCAGTTCGGGGAGATGCGAATCCAGCGCCCGCGCGGATTTCTGCGGCAGAAGTTGGCTGCCCGCCTCCAACGCCTTCGGTGGGGCAGTATCGCGCGGGCTGGCCTGCGCCCCGACCAGGACGTTGAGGGGCGTCACCAATGCGTTGGCATCCCCGCTCAGCGCAGGCAGATTCAGCCGCGCCCGCGCCTCATTCGCCGTCATCCACGGCCTGCCCACGGCTGCCTGTAGCGCGGTCACCTGCTCATCGAATGCCCCCGCCAGTTTCTCGGCGATGTTGAACTCGCAGTATACCCCCTCTGTGTCCCCGAACTCCGGCAGTAACTGCAACATGATATCTTGCTCGATCATCGCCAGCCACGGCCCGAGGCTATCCTGGTACAGATTCTTGTGTTGCTCTCGGATATTGCTGAACGTCGCATTATCGAGGATTCCGACCATCGGCAAGGGGATGTGATACGCCCTGGCGCATTCCTCCCGCGTCAATTTGCGTCCGGCCAGGTACTCCGATTCCTGCGGGTTGAATGATCCTGGCCGCCACGTCATTCCCTCCTCCAGGATCGCCGTCTTTCCGCTCGCCTCAGTCCCGCTGTAGAGCGCCTCGAACTCCTGCTTGAACCGCGCCCGCGCCGGCTCGCTCCATTCCGGCGCATTGGGCGGCCGCTCGATCACCCCGCCCATCCGCGCCGCATTTCGCCAGAAGTGTTCGCGGTAGTCGCCCGCCGCGGCCTCCTCCGCCAGAATCCGCCGCAGCGTCTCCAGCGGCGACAAGCCGCTGATGGGATTCTCAGGATTGTATCCGCGAAAGTGCACAATCCCCTCGGGCGCCACGGCGATTATCTTCCCCCCGACCGTGATCTTGTATCCAGTCGGCACCAGGCCACCCCCAATGACCACATAGGGCGGCGGGATACGCAGCAACCCCGCTGGCGTACCCTCGCTCCGCACCTTCAGCCAGTAAGCGTTAAAGTATACCCCGAGATCGCTGACCAGGGCCTCGACCAACCGGTAATAAGTCACCTTGAACTCTGCCGGTAGCGGCTGGCCCAATACCACCGCCAGCGGATGATCTGTCAATCGCACCCGGTCCGTATCACTCACCCGCCGGAACACATGCAGCCCCAACTGCGCAATGTTCCGCGCGAGGAAGTCAACGCATGTGCGGACGTTCGGCTGCGTCCGGTACATTGTGGCGTAGTCGTATGAATACTGGTCGTACAGCCGCAGCGAACCGTAGTTTGCGACCGGCCACCATCCCGGCTGCAGATCCGTCAGCGACCCAATGCTCTGCACCACAGGCATCAGCCCACCACCTGGATAAAATCCACATTCTCAGCGGGCACCACGACCTCCCCGTCTACCGGCACCGTCTCACCCTTCCCCCGCAGCATCTCCGCATTGCGCAGCACCAGATAACCGCGCCGCTTCCGCCACAGCATCCCGCGAAACGCTCGGTCGGTCTTCGTATTCACGATCACCCGCCGCAAGGTCGGGTAGCGATCGAAGAGTCTCATCGCTTCGGAGCATCTCTCCGCGCAATCGGCGCTGCTTGCGGCCCACCGGTCTGCGCATCGCTATCCATCGCCAGACGCTGCTCATCGAACCATTCGCCTTCCGCGAGTTTCCCGTCCACTAGGGCGGTAGGCTCAACCAGCACGCGCACACACCCGAACAGATATTCAGTCCGCGCAGTCGCAATACCAGAGAATCCGCTGATCGAATCCGTGACCTTCTCGCCCAATTTGATGACCATGTTACCTCCTGAGTTTTGCTACCTTAAGTTCCAGTTCTGCCGCCTCAGCCCGCAGTTTCGCAGCGCGGACCGAGCCCCGCGTCCGCTTGGCCTGTGCCCGCTTGCGGACCACCACCCTCAACAGGTCAGCGATCTTTTTCAACTTCTGTTGCTCATCCATCACGCCACCTCCAGGCCCCGTTCCTCGTATACGCTCCGCTTCAGCGGCTCATGCCTCAGCGCCCGATCCAGCGCCATCACCAACGCCACCATTCCGTCAATCTTCTCCGTGCTCTTTTCCTTGTCCGGCTTCAGGTTGCCTGCCGGGTCGGTCCGCACCACCAGGTTATTCGCCATCCAGGTCAGCACCGGATTGTTCCCATGCGCCAGTTTATGTTCCAGGATCAGCCGTTCCAACTCGCGCATGGGCGGGTTCATGCTCACGAACCCCTGCCCGAATTGTACCAGCCAATCCTCCCCGCCGCGCTCCATCAACTCCGTTGCGATCTTCGTCGCCCCCCACCGGTCGAACGCCACCTCACGGATATCGTATGCCTGCGCATCCTCATCCACCTGGTGCAGGATCCAAGCGTAATCAATCACGTTACCCGGCGTCGCGGTGATGAACCCCTGCCGCACCCAAACATCATACGGCACCCGGTCCCGGTGACTGCGCTCGATCATCGCCTCCTCCGGGATCCAGAATCGCGTGATCACTTGGTACCCTTCCCCGTCTGCCTGGGGAGGAAACACCAGCAGAAACGCCGACACGTCCACATTACTGGACAGGTCGAGGCCGCCGTAACACGTTCGTCCCCGCAGCCCCCCCGCATCCACCGCCTGCCCGCAGGCATTCCAGTGCTCCAGGCTGATCCACTTCGTCTCCGCCTGTGTCCACATACTCAGCTCGAGCCGCTGGAACGCATTGAGCGCGCTGGGCATCTCCCTGGCCCGCGCCGCCTTCCGCCGCATGTCGTCCCACTTCTTGCTGATCCCCAGATTGGGATTGGCCTTGATCCAGGTTGCTTCATCCTCCCAATCATCCCCATCGTCAAGAGTATAGATGATCGCAAACCATGAATCATCCTCAATGACCCTATCGAGCACCTTCTGCGTGTACTCATGCTGCTGCCAGCATAGCGTCTCCCGGTCATAGCCCGCCGTCGTGATGGCGAATATCAGCGGTTGCCGCCGGCTGCCCGTTGCCGTTTCGATGGTATCCCACACCTCGCGTGTCTTGTGGGCGTGCACCTCATCCACCAGCGCCCCGTGCACGTTCAGCCCGTCCATCGTGTCGGCATCTGCCCCAAGCGGCTCAAACTTCGACGCCGTATCCATGATGTGAATGTTGTCCCGGACAATGTTGACCTCACGGCGTATCGGTGGTGACGCCTTCGCCATCCGTGTGGCTTCGGCATGTGATAGCCGCGCCTGGTCCCGTTTCGTAGCTACGCTATAGACCTCCGCGCCCGGCTCCCCATCCGCCAGCATCAAATACAGCCCGAGGCCGGCCGCCATCGTCGTCTTCCCGTTCTTCCTCCCACACTCCAGGTATGACGTCCGGAACCGCCGCGTACCATCCGCCCGGCGCCACCCGAACAGCGACGCGATCACGAACTGCTGCCACGGTTCCAAGTGAAGCGGCCGGCCAGCCCATTCGCCCTTGGAATGTTTCAACAGCGAGAAAAACACAATCGCTTGGCGCGCCGCCTGTTCATCAAATCTCAATCCGCGCTCGGATCCCGATTCCAGATCGCGCAGGTGCCGTTCGCATGCCAGCCGCACCCACCGGCACGCCGCGACTTTCCCGTTCATCACATTGTCAATGTACTGTCGGCCCGTGAACTCAATCGCGCTCATCGCGCTCATCCGGTACGCTCATCTGGAACAGCATCTCAGCGAGGCTCGGCTCCCCCGCCTCCGTAGCCACTTTCAGCCGTGAACGCTCCGCCGGCGTGAGGCCGAACTCACTGAGCATCTGCCGCATCTGTCCCCAGGCCCTGTTCGCCACGTGGAGCCACGGATTTTGGTACAGCCCGCCATTCTCGCTCTCCAGGATTGGCCCGCCTGAGTGCATCATGGTGCGCTCCGCCTCAATCCACCTCCCCGCCGCCACGCAGAACATTGCCAGCGCATACCGATCCACCACCGTGAACAGCCCCGCATTGAGCAAGAGCCTGCCGAGGTCACGCCAAACTTCTGCGGCAGATTCTTCCAGGAATGTGGGCGGGCTGGGTATGCGGTGTGGAATCCTGAAGTGGGGCTCAGCTGGATTCACCGGTCGGTGACCGGGGTTGCCAGCGAGCATCTTTACAGGTATCGGTTTAGGCTTCCTACCCTGCACCCCCCCCCCCTATCCAATTTCGCGGATATTTCCGTTGGGTTAGCCGCGCGGTCTTGCCGCGAAATATGCGTAGAGATTACGACCTCCTTACCCAATTCTGGCAAAATTGCGCTTCTCATCGCCATGACCGAAACTCTCACCCTGTACCGCGTGCCGCCTCGAATGACAAGATGAACATAGCGCGATCAAATTGCTTTCATCGTCGCTGCCGCCATCGCGCCGCCGCACGATATGGTGAGCGATGGTCGCTTGCGCGCCGCATGCGCACTGGGGGTGATCTGCCAGGAATCTATCACGTATGTCGCGCCATTGCGCATCATACCCCCGCGCTGTTGCACTGCCCCGTCCCGCATCCTGCCGTTTCCATTCCTCGCTCTGGTGCTCTGCGCAAAATCGCTTCCCCCGCCCGCGCACCAATGCCGGACACCCGCGATGCGCACAGGGACGGGCTGCTAGCCGAGGCATGCTAATCTCCCCGCCTCAGCATCGCGGCTACCCGCACCGGATCGAGATTCTGCAGCCAAGTGGGAACAGGATCAATCCACCTGATCTCAGGATGCCGCGTGAACCACCAATGCGCCCCAAACAAATCAAGGGCGCAGTCCACGTGACAGTGATCTCCGCCTTCTCCCAGGGTATAGTTTCCGATCGCGCCAACCTGCTGCCCAGCCGCCATCATTTGGCCCATCACGATCGAGCGAAATACCGTATCATCCGCGAGGTGCCAGTACCGCCAGAAGAGCGGCTGCGCATTGTATTGGCTTTCGATGATGATGCTTCCAAGATAAGAGGAAGAGTAACTGGCAGCCCGCACAGTGCCAGGCGCGACTGTGTACACAGGCATCCCGCGATCCACATCCCCCCAGGGCGATCTGTCCAGATTGAGATCCACACCCGTATGGCCATAGCCCTTGTTCGCTTTCCCTGTCGGGTCGTGAACACATGCAGCATAGAAATCCTCGGGCGGATGCTCAAGAGTCCCTACCGGATAGGCCCACAGGATTTCCGGCTCTTCCTCCAGCGCCCGCGCCAGCCGCTCTGCGATAATGCAAATCTGCTCGACCGCCCACCGCACTTCATCCGGCAGATTCCCCATCGTCCTCATCCTCCTCCATCGAGAGATCTACCGCGATCTCCAGTTTGGTAGCCGCGGCAGCCAGCTTTTGGTAGAGCCGCTTCAGCAGATCTGTGACCAACTCCAACTGATATGTCAGCGCGGTCACTGCCTTCGTAGCCGTGATGAATGCCAACTGCGCTGACCTCTCCGATTCCTGCTTATCCATGCTCACCTCCCGGCCAGATACGCCGCAATCGCCGTCCCAATGATCTGCAACACCGCCAGGATTCCAACGATGATAGACATCCGCTCCTTCAGCCTGGCGACTTCCACCTGCAGCGCCTGATACTCCTCAGTGCTGGCCGGCATTTTAGCCAATGAAAGCCGAACCTGCTCGACCTCATCATCGAGCGACCGCAGATCAGCCCGCAGTTCCCCGCAGGCGCTGAGCGCCGTTGCGACCTGCGACCCAAGGAGCCGGATTGTCGGACTATGATTCTTGGATTGTGTAGCAGGCATTTACCGCCTGAATGAGCGATCCCGTTTCCGTCTGCGAATCGCCCGCCCGAGCACCGCGAATGTCGCTTGGCCCGCGAAGTAGGCAACGAAGGCAATCTTCAGCGCCATGATGATACCTTGTTTATCGCACGCCGGTGCGACCACGCCGAGGGCCAATCCGATACAGCCAGCACCCAACACAACCATCGGCACCAGCAAACACCCGATCAGCCACGTCAGCCGCTTGTATGTCGGATCCACTTTGCCCCATACCGCTGCCAATCCGGGCACTACCTCGAGCAGGATCGAGATCACCGCCGCGACCACCGCCGCCACGATCTCCGCACTCAGCGGCTCCTCCTGTGCTGGTGCCTGCCCCATGATCACCACCGTCAGTTGGGGCGTGGCGATGGGCGATACCGTAGGCTCTGGCCCCTCGCATCCTGCCAGGATCAGCGCCACGATCGCGATCAGCATCAATACTGCCTTGAACCGTTTCATCTTACTGCTCCTTTCTGTTCCTGAATGAGATAAAATAAAAAGCGCACCAATCTCCCCCAATGAGAGATGGCGCGCTTCTTGCGCTAACGCCTTGGCCCAACCGGGCCTATTATGACGAAAATGCCGGGTCTACTTGCTCGCGCTCCTTCAACTCAGCGCTCACACTCGACCCGGCACAATCAAAAGCCAATTGGATTTTTTGCGGCTCTGATACTCGCTTCGCATTGGCCGCCAACCACCGTACCATTGCAGCCAAACGCCCCCTGAACATATATGTACGATTCCCGTCTACAACTTCCACTGTCGTTGTCATAATAACTCCGACTGTGTATACAGGATAGTATAGTCTCAAACTCGAAAACTGTCAATAGCCTTGCAGTCCCACCATTCCGCGCTTCGCGCGGGGTGGGTCGGAATGGGCGCAGACGCGCCAATAGAGCGCACGGGCAGGAGCCCGGGCTTGGCGATCAATCTGAGCACTAAGCCGTCAATTTGTATGTCACCACCAGCACTGGCTTAGGCTTGAAAATCGCAGCGAATAGCCCAATGCTGAGGATCCTCAAACAGCCGGAACGCGGTTGCTCACTCACCACGTGCTCGACCTCGTACCCTTGCCGCTGCATCTTCACGGCATCCCGCTGGTACTGCTTTTCTGACTTGTACCGTTTCACGACGATGGGACTCTTAGGCATTTCTTCCTCCAATCCTTAAAAATGTGGCCCAAATCCGACCAAATGCTTGACAAGGCAGAAAATCAGGAGTATACTAACGTTTGTAGTTTGTCAAGTCTTTGAAAGGGGCCATCACTATGAAACTGTATACGACTAGAGAGGTTGCTGAGCGACTTGGCGCTACACCTCAAGCTGTACAAGCCTGGATCCGACAGGGCAGATTCCCTAATGCCTACAAACTTCAGCCAGATGGCAAAACCAGCCCATATCGAATCCCAGAAGACGATGTTACAGCCTTCGAGGAAAAGCGACGCATATCAACACAAGTCTAGTCAACAGGGCCGCCCCGGCCGTTAACCTTGAGCGGCCCTGTTTGTCCCGCCGTACCCTTTCAGCAAGTCGAACCTTACCAACCGAAGAGGCACAACGGGCCAGTGGCGACGGGCCGATTTGAACGGCCAACCAAGGGCTTATGAGTCCTTTGCTCAGTTTTGTTCGATTTCAGCCGCTGAACTTTTCGGAACCCATAACTGAACAGGGGACTACAAATCCTCACTTCACCCGCTTCTCAAACCAGCCAAACTCCGAATGCCGCCGCCCCAACTCATCCTGCGTCCACCGCCCATAGAACTCATTCGTCACAGTGACGCTGGAATGCCCCAGCAACTGGCTGACCGTTCCCAGGTCCGCCCCGTTCTCCAACGCACCCCGCGCAAATGCATGCCGGAAAGCGTGCGGGTTAAATCTTCCCCTGATCCCCGCCTTCTTTGCCAACCGGCGCAGTACCTGGTATACTCCAGCCTCCGTCAGCGGCCCGCGCTGCCCCAGGAAAACGTGATCTTCATCCCCCGCTATCTGATCTGAGCACACGGACAACCATGCCCATAGCGCTTCTACCGTCTGAGGACCACAAAATACCAACCTCGACTTCTTACCCCCGCGACCCTTCTCCCTCACCATCGCCCGTGGTGGATCGTGCCCCAACTCCAGGTCGGACAGCCGCAGATCACATAACCCGCCCACCCTGCAACCCGTGCAGGCCAGGAAGCACACAATCGCCCGGTCCCTTACATCGGCGACCTCTAGCATCCGCAATACATCGTCCGGGCTAACCGCCTTCGGAGGATTCTGGCCCACGGGCGGGAGCCTGAGCCTGGCAGCCGGGCTGCTGACCACCATACCTTCCCTCTCCAGCCAGTTCCCGAACGCCCGCACTGCGCGAATGTAGCCCCGCACCGTGTGGGATGACAACCCGCCTTTTACCTCCGGCCGTGTCGGATGCTCACTCCACCGCGCCTCCCGTCCCACCAGCGCCGCCCGCCACTCCCTCAACCGCGTGATCGTGACCTCCTCCACCCCCACGTCCCCCAGGAACTCCGCTAACGCCCCCAGCCGTTGCTGATACCACCGGCGCGTGGAGGGCGCGGCATTCCCGACCAGCGACAGGTCAAACTCCCGTAATGCCTCTGAGAGTTTCATAGAACCCCCGTTCTAAATGGGAACGGACAATGAAGACGGGCATACGAAACTCGTATGCCCGGTGGCCGGAAGGTGCCCGGACTCCTTGGCGGGTGGACGGGTGCCTTCCGTCCCCATTATACATGAGGTACAAATGAGCGCAAGTGACAATGCCCTTTGGCAAAAAATTCTTGACAACCTGAGCCTAGGAATGACCCAGGATTCCTTCGATACCTGGCTGCGCGATTCCAGGATCGTTGAGCACGACGGCGACCGGATCATCGTCGCCGTCAAAAACGCCTACGCCGTAGACTGGCTTGAAAACCGCTACAAATCCGTCGTACTCCGCGCCGTGAATCACGTCATTGGCCAGCCGGTCGAAATCCAGTTCATTGTCAATGGCGATCATCAGGATGGCGATGCCGCCGATCTCCCCGCCGACCACCGTGTTGCTATCGAGATTGTTGATCTCGATATTACAGCCGGCTTCGTGATGACCTCGAATTACGCTTGGCAATATTGGCAACCCTACCTGGCCACTGTTGAGCGCGAGGCCGGCACCCATAGTCCTATAGCCTTTTGCTTGTGGAACACTCTCCGCTCATTCCCTGCCGCTTGGCAAGAGACAGGCCGCCCGCAATGGCCCAGTATTTCCACCTTGGCGGATATGGTCGCACGGGGAGACAGGTGCAAGATCCGGGGCCGAAATGAATATGGCCAGAAACGGCGATATAGCCGCACGGTTGGAGCGCTCGAAATCCTGGAGAATGAGCATATCGTCTGGCCACGTACTGTAGGTACTGGCAGAGATACCGTTTATTACTACCGCGTTCTCAATGCTTTGCCCATCCTGACTCCAGCACAGATCAGCAAGTTGACCAGGCGCCTCCAGGAGCGCCATGAGAGAGAGCTCGAACGCCGCAAACTGGATTACGACGAATGGCAACAACTCACCTTACCCACGCTCCTGGAGGATCGGTAGCATGGTGAGCAGCGCACCAGGGCATGGTGAGCAGCGCACCAGGGCATGGTGAGCAGCGCACCAGGGCATGGTGAGCAGCGCACCAGGGCATGGTGAGCAGCGCACCACATGAAAGACTCTTATACTCTTACACTTAAACACTTACCCTGATTCAGGTGGAAAAAAGGATCAAAATGTACACAAATTACACGATTTACATTCCGATCTACCTCCCGGTGTTCTTGGTCTTAGCCATCTTCGGCATGGCCTACAACTACCTGGTCCAGCGTCTGGAGCGCCAGGGCCATGATCGCGGCTACATGGGCCTGATCGTCGCCTTCGGCTGCGCTGTCACCCTGGCCGGTGCCGGCCTCATTGTCGGCATTGATCGTATTGCCTGGGTTTTTCTCTGCTTCGTCGCCAGCGGCACACCTATGATCATCGGCTCCATCGCCCGCCACTGCCGCGCCCGCGCCAAACAGCGGCGCGAATGCCTGGACCACAACGATACCATCATTCGGAAGGAGCAATGATGTTCATCATTGGCCTGATCGTCGGCCTTTTCGCAGGAGCCATCATTGGCCTGCTCATCGTCGCCCTGTGTGTCACTGCCCACGACGCTGACGCATGCATAGATGCTGAAATCGAATCACAGCCCAACAAGGAGATCAATGAAGCCTAAGCATCAACGCCAGCATCAACGCCGCAACATTGGCGGCTATCTCTGGAGCCGGCAGATGGCCCAGGCCCTGGACGGCAACGACCAGGCCCGCGACACCCTGGCCGCTATCCACGATCACATCCGCGCTGCCAATTGCGCCAGCCAGGTCAACCTCCTCCTCCTCTCCCAACTCCTCACCGACGCCATCCTCAGCCTGGATCGCAGCAAATCCGCCCTTATCGAGCTGAGAACCATCGCGGAGGCCCAGAAACGTGCTCTCGCAGGCGCAAGCCTGCCTAGCACCGGCCCGGCCCGGTCCGTGCAGCCCGGGGAGGCATCGCCGGCGGATGCCCCCCCCACGACAAGGAGATATAGGCATGAAAATCACAACCGTAACCGTAGGACTGCGCAAGACTGAGAGCCTGCCCGAATACCGCAACGTCGCCCCCTCCCTCACCCTCACCGCTGAGGTCGAGCCGGGCGACGACTGGCCCCAGGTCGAACAGCGCCTCAAGTCCGATGTCGAGGCCCACATCGAGGCCTGGATTGACGACGAACTGGAAAAGGCCGGGCAGCCCGCCAAATTCAGCCTGGAACCCCGCTATGATCTGTGGCACTGGACCTCCGCCGGCATGCTGATCATCCTCCCGGCCGGTGAGGCTACTGATTACCTCCCCGGTCATTGGTGGATCTATTCCGACGACGACTTTGTAGGCCGTGGTCACCGCCTCCTGGCCCTCAAGCGCGCAACCATTGAAAGCGGCCTGGAGAAATTCGGAGAGTATTCCTCAGCAATTACTCTCCACGCGATGGTCTGGCAGTATCTGACCCGCGCCGATGTATGGTCCATCGTCGGCATCGATGCCCTCTCGCCTGATCCCAACGAAAAAACGGGCTGGCACGCCCTGGGCCACATCGCCATAGACGGGGATACCATGATTGATCTTATGGCTAACGACTTCCTGTGCTGGGAACTCATGGGCGGCCGTTCCGTTGGCACCCGCGCAGAGATCGTGGCTATCATCGCCAAAGCGCGCTACGACAACACTGCCATCGCCGAAACGACCACCGAACTCAACGAATGGGTCGAGGAGCGCCTCCAGACCCTGCGCGATGACCTGAAAGAGCGCCGCGAGGCTCAAGCAGCCGGGGACAGCCTCTTCGACAATGACGACGATGAGGAGGAGGAGGACCGTGCTTAATGCCATTTCTCGCTCGGGCCAGGGTGCACCACTGACCTTCGCGCGCGATCACCACCTGCGCCGATATTTGGGCTTCGCCGAATCCTCCTTCGAGCACAAGGCCAAGGCCAACCTGAATTGGCTGGCCTGGCTCATCAACACCTACACGGATCCCGGCGATACCATCCTTGACCCGCTGGCCGGCACCGGCTCCACCCTCCTGGCCGCCCTCAACGGCCGCCCGACCGTGGCGGGCGACGTCGAGCCATACTGGGCTTCACTCCTGGACAACAACGCCCGCCGACTCACCACCCACCACCTAATCATCGCCCCCATCCTCACCGCCCAATGGGATGCCGCCCGCCTCCCTGTCGCCGATCAGTCAGTCGGAGCCATCGTCGCCAGCCCCCCCTACTTCGACCTCTTTAGCGACTGGAACCGCAAACAGGCCAACTACCTGGACGGTCGCCATGTGGGACCAAACGGCCTTTGCTACGGCGATCACCCGCACCAGATCGGCAATCTCCACATCTACGAGGACTACCTGCGCGCCATGCGCGCCGTCTACCTGGAATGCGCGCGTGTCCTGCGCCCGAGCGGGAAACTCCTTTTGATCCTCGGCGACAAAGTCCGCGAAAGTCGCATCGTTCCGGTGACTGAGGATACTCTGACTTTGACCCTGGCAATTGATCTCCATCTGCTGGCCACCCATGACCGGCAGACCATCCCTAGCCGCTGGCGGCTCATCCATCAACACCAGCAGCAAAACTATCCGCTGATCACTGGTGAAACCGCCCTCGTGCTCAAAAAACCGCGCCATCCCGATCACCAGCCAAAACACCTTTTCATCATCGAAGCCCCAAACGGCGATTCGTCACCTGGTCAAATCCTCTTTCACAAGCAACTCACCTACTGCCTTCAACAGTGCGACCGGCTAGGTCCTGTGGATCACCTGATCCTGATCCTGGATTCCGCTGGCCCATACGTCGCCAGTGAGGTGCCAGCGCTATTTCCGCCGGATATCACTTGGACTGGCGATCATCCGCGCAAAGCCCGCGCTCGCCGCGAATGGAGTTGCGCGATTGTCCGCGACCTGGTAGCCGACCATTACCTGCGCGCTGGTGACCCAATCGAACTTCACATCACCGACCGCTACGCACGCTATCTCGAGCAGCGTCTAAACACCCTTGGGGCAGTGGCCACCATTCCCACCGCCCACCACAATCTGGGCCAGAAACTGGCCTGGTACACGGAGAGGGTAAAATGACTGAGAAAAAACAGACCCCGATTTCAGCCGCTAAACTCTGGGCGCGCCAGCACCCCAATGCCCGCGGCATTATCGCCATCGAATACCTCACACCCAAAGGTCAGGACGGTCGCTGCGGCATGACTATTCGCCGCGATCACTACCTGGTTCAGGGCGGGCAGGCCGCCAAACTCATCACCCGCACCGTGACGAACGATGATGGCGCCAAAGTGCGCGTATTCAACGGCTACTGCTATCGCTGTCACACCCTCCACCTTGCCCCCATCCTCCGCGCCCGCTATCTTCCCAACCCCCAGGCTGGCCAGCCCGTGGAGAACCGTTTCATGCCCGCTGGTACCGTCTTTGCCCCGCTCGGGCAGGCCGCCCTGTGCCCCAATTGTGCCGAGAACCTGGATGTACTCGACCGTGAGAGCGAGCATGTGCGCCGCCAATTTGCAATCCCTGGCCTATACACCAACGGATGGATGGGCGGAGGCACTGCCGAGCACATCCGGGATCCGCTTGTCGTTCTTACTCTGGAGGCCACATGAACATCAAAGACCTTACTGCTCACATTGCCGCCAACATCATCCACGTGGATCGCCTTGCTGGCGCCTTCGAATCCGTCGCCCTGGCCATCGCCACCCGCGCCGCCTCCTGGCTCGCCACCATCCCCACCGTCATCCTCACCTCCCGCAGCACGAGGGAGATCTTCGGCCTCACCCCCGCCGCCGCCCTCCTTTCCTCCATCTCCCTGGAGGTGGTGGGTCAGGCCATCGTCAATACCTGGATGAAGGCCCGCGACTGGAACGCCAGCCGCAAACAATCCGACGCTCCTGCGAATGAAACCCTCGGCTTGGCGATGAGCATCACCTACTTCGCCACTGACTTCATCCTGATCGGTGTCCTGATCATCCCGAAGGCCCTCATTGCGCCAGTGCACTTAGCCGCCTTACTATTCCCGCTGGCCCAGGTCGTATCCACCGTGATGACCGCTGAGCGCGCCGCCCAATTCCGCCGTGAGACCACCAGCGAAATTTCTGCCGCAGAACGTCAAGCGAAACGTAAAGCAGCGCGTCAAGCGAGACATCAAGCGACATTCGCCCGCACGTCAAGCGAAATGTCAAATGAGGCGTTAAATGCTCGAACTTTGACAGATTCCTTGACGCTCGCACGACGTTCCCGCAAGGCGAAACTTGACGCTCGCCTTGACACTCTCTTGACGTTTTACCTTGACAATCCCAATGCCGGTCCGACCGAGGCTGCCGACGCCATCGGCGTCTCGCGCCAGACCATCTACACCTACCAAGATGCCCTGGAGCAAGCCGGCCGCCTCAAGAAAAACGGCTCCGGCTGGGAGATCATCTGATGGGCAAAAAACTCAATCTCGATTACCGCGATCGCAATGCTCGCAGACTGGCCCAGCAGGTTGCATGCATTTTCTGTCGGAAGCGCACGAATCCGCGCTACCTGACACAAACTGAAAACGGGCCGGCCCACAGGCATTGCATTGAAACTGCACGGCTCAATGCTCAAGAGGCTCACGAAAAGCGCGAGCGCGAGCGGGCGGCCCACTTAGCGGTCAAAGACTGGTGGATCCGCTCACGACCTGAAGGAGAAGGAGATTGACATGAAAACGATACGCGCATCCGCCGATACAGCCCTGAGCGGCTCAGCCACGACCCTGGCCGCCGATCTGCCTGTCTCCGTCCTGGTCGGGATCGCCAATGCCTGCCCCGGCCAGCGCATCAACCGCGCCCAACTCGCGCACCTGGCCGCTGCCCGCCACACCTGCGAGCGATGCGGTCAACGGCCGGCAGCCGGGCGCATCGGCCTGATCTGGCTCTGCCAGCAATGCATGGAGGTGACACGATGAACAAAATCACTACTGCCGAAAGAGAAAGGATCATCGCTCGAGCTACAGTTCTTGTCAGATTGGAGCACGGCATCGGGCCGGTATTGAACAGCGGCTTTGTCGCAAAACAACTGAAATCCGAATTTGGCATCAGCAATGATCGCGCCTATCGCGCAGTCGCCGCCGCCGCCCGCCGCCTGCGCCGTCCGAAGAGAGGAACAGCATGACCATCTTCGCCGGTACCTGCGCAGTAAATTCTTGCCCATTCAATCTGGGGGCAAGGGGCCTCACTTGCGGCTGGCTGCGCAATGGCCGCGGCCGCTGCCACCATCCCACCTACCGCGAAGCCTGGGCGCTGGCCCACGAACTGGAACAAGCCCAGGCGCAAGAGTCGGCCCCGGCGCGCAGCCTGACCGGTCGGGCGGCTGCCGCCCATCGCCCCCTCACACCGAAACAAGCGCGTCAATTGGCCCTGACCCTGATCACCGATCCCTGACTGGAGGAACGAACCAATGGATACCGACGAACAACAACGCAAAACCAAACTCATCCACTTCTCCCGCCTCATCGAGCGCGCCGCCTTGCGCGCCGCCTTCGCTGGCCGCCCCATCGCCCTGCGCAACTGCATCCTCGTCAATGGCCCCCGCGCCGGTGCTATCGAGATAGACGCTGGCCTCGCCGCTGGCCCGTTCCTCCGCGCCCTCCAGGCTGATGACTGCGCCCTCCTGCGCCAATTCATCCCCTGGGAGTTTGTGGGCGATCCCGCCGCCTTCATGTCCGGCCGCTACATTCGCCTGGAGGCCGGTTGGCCCCGAGGCCTGGCCGAAGATGACATCCCCCTCCGCGCCCTGGGTCACCATCCCGCCGACGACGGCCGCTGGCTCGTGGGTCGGACCGAGAGAGGAAACACTTTGACCGCTGCCCTCTACGACATGACCCCGCACTGGCTAGTATCCGGCACCACCGGCTCGGGCAAGACTACCGTCCTGCTGAGTGCCGTCAACCAACTCTCCCGGGATCCGGATAACCGCCTTATTCTGGTGGATGCCAAGCACGGCGCGTCCCTCCGCCCCGTCGCCAACTGTCGCGGCCGTGTCGGCCCCCTGGCCGCCGACCTGTTCGCCGCTCGCGCTGCTCTCGGGTGGGCCTGTCAGGAGATGACCCGCCGCTATTCTGATGGCCGCGATCATCGCCGGCTGATCATCGTGGTAGACGAAGTCCAGGATATCGCCAACGATAGACAGACTGCCGAGGCCCTGGGTCTCCTGGTCCGTCAAGGCCGGGGCGCGGCCATCCACCTGATGGTCGCTACTCAGCATCCTGTCGTCGCCGCCCTTGGGGGCCCTACCACCGGCCGCAACCTGGTCGGCCGCCTGGCACTCAAGGTCATGGACGCCAAAGCAAGTGAGGTCGCAATCGGCGCATCCAGCCCCCGCGCCGATCACCTCCTCGGCCGCGGCGATGCCTACGTTGTTGCTCCCGGTTCCATCCACCGCGTCCAGGTCGCCTACGATGACCGCGATCCCATCAACGGCGATCCCGAAATGCGCGACTGGCCGGACGACAACTTCAACCTGCCCGACGTCTCCGGCTGGCCCAGCGGCCCCGAAGTCGCCCTGGCCATCCTCTCAGCCTCCCTCGGCGAGGGCCGTGGCCGCTACCAGCATCGCGCTGAGCAACAGGGCGTCAAAGTCGGCGACAACAACAAAGCCGTCCGCCTGCTGAATCTTGCACGTGAGACCATCGCGTGGATGGAAGAGCACGGCCTGTCTGTCTGTCTGGATGCGGATGAATACACGGAACCCGCCGAAGACAGCACAGAATCGGCCTGAGAGTGTATCCAGACAGGCAGACAGACAGACAAACAGAGGATGAACTTGATTACGATTGAGAGAGCGACGATCACGTGGGCAAACGCGATAGTTACAGAGTACCACTATATGCACAGACCGGTGCATCCGCGAGCATGCCCATTCGCATACAGAATCTTGGTATCCGGTCAAGAAGCAGGCGTGATCATCATGGCGACGCCCCACTTTACCAGGCAGCGCGATTTATTCGGGTTCCCTGGGTTGCCGACGAAGTGGCAGGTGCTGGTGATTTCCCGTGTATGGATCGCTCCAAGATTCCAGGGGCAATGTGTAATAGATCAGCAGGGCCGGTCACATTCGTTGCCGGTGGCCTCCTGCGCACTAGGCCAGGTCTTGCGACGGGTACAGCGCGATTGGATAGAGCACCACCCGCCACGCTTTCCCGATCAGCCATACCACATCCGCTTGGTCATCGCATACGCAGATTTGGGTCAGGGACACGAAGGTACGATCTACAAAGCAAGCAATTTCCGGCTATGGGGATCAACGAAGAATACACGACCCCGGCATTCGACACGGGGAGAATTTAATGGTACGGAGAAACGGTTGTACATTCGCGAGTTACGTGAACCATCCTGGTCGTATGATCCACAACAAGGGAGGTTACTGTGAAGAAACACGAACGCGCATACTTCGGCATATCCGTCGCGCTGCTGATCAGCGTGGGCCTCCTCTACTACCTCACTGGCCGCACGACCTCGACCGGCCTGCGCTGGTGGGCTGCCCTGGCCACCCTGGCGATCCCGCTCACGGCGGGCGTTACTTGGCTCCTGACCACCCAATCCGCCCGCGAGCACCTGGCCGGCTTCGATCGCGGCCTCGCTGGCGCTGAGCATACCATCACCGCCGTCGGCCGTGGCCTGTCGGCGACGGCCAGCATGGCCCGCACCGCTGCCCGCTCCGCCCCCCGCCCGCCCGCCATCGCCAGCGCCGACGATGATCTCCTTCCCCGCCCCGGCCAGATGCGCATCATAGACGCCCTGTCCAGTGGCGATGTAATTAATGTGTAGGAGGATGTCATGAAACTGCCAACGAAGCTTCTGAAACTGTGGGCGAACACACTCGACGAAACCCTGGCCCGCTCCGGCCTGCCCATGCGGGTCACAGGCGGCGAAACGGCCCCGGACGGGCATACCACATTCGACATCCCGGCCCCGCAAACGGCCTGGACGCAGGACCTGGCGCGCGCGCTGGGCGTCCAGGAAGTGCGCGTCAAACTCCAAATCGAGGTGGTCCCACTTGTGGTTGTGGTCAAAGTGTACGAACCGCAACCGCAATGTGAGCAACACCTGGAACCCGACTGGATGCCGTGCTATGTGCGCTGCGGCCCTGGGGACATCCCGACCGGCCAGGGCTGCCAGCATGTGACGGGCATTCGCGGCGTGCCATTTGTGACAGGTGGATGAAAGGAGCCTGAAATGGAATATAACGAAGAAACCAAAGATCTTGTCCGCGAAGTGGGCCGCATATCCTATGACGGCGACCTCCCACTGTCTTCCAACCCCTACCAATCATCCGACCTGCGCGCCCTCTGGATCGAAGGTTGGCGCGAAGCCGAGATCGATGCGCAGCCGGAACAACCGGTAGACTCTCTGCAATCTCTACACCAGCGCACATAACCTCTGCAACGGAGATCCTACACGGTAGCGCATCAAAACCTGACGCGCTACCGTGTAGTTTTACACGGTAACAGGCGAAACGCTTGACAATTCAATTGAATAGGAGTACAATTCAATTGAGAATAGGAGATAGACGTGATGAGCAAGCGGAAGATAGCCAGGAAGAGAATAGAGATGGGAACCTGTGACAACTGCCATAGGGCCATCAACGCAGACAATCTCCACAATCTGCTGTACCCAGTGGAGCAGGCCGACTTCGATCTACAAGTCGCGCTCCACATCGAAGAGGCGCAGGCATTTTGCCCGCGCTGCCTGACACAGATTGAGCGTGATGCTGACGCTCTGCAACCTGAGTGGAGCGAGCGTCATAGAGGAAAAGCATTTAGAGTCAAATGAAAGGAGCACTAAAATGAACGCAGAACAACTCTTCGACCTGTTCGTTGAGCACTCTATCACAGCTCAGGAGATCGCCGCGATGAACCTCACCGACATTGAGCGGGGGGTTCACGAACTCCGCCAGGCACAACCACAACCCGACAACCTGCCACTCTCCGATGCCGAAATCGCCCGCGCCATCTACACCTACGCCACCGACAATATCTAGCCCATCCCGCCCGGGGCACTGAGGAGCCTCCGTTGAGTTGGGCGTGGTGAGGTATGTCCGTTACTATGAAGTGGCGGACATCATGGATGATTCTAAAGGATACTGAGGGCTTCGGCCCTCGCCCCCTGGCCTGGAGACACTGGAACCTATTCATCGACGCCCGTGACGCGGAATATTACGCGGGACATGGGGAAGGGGAACCAGCACCAGGCCAGGGGGCGGCGACCGAGACTGCAATTGACAATAGCGCCACTGTGCAGGCGTAATAGTGCACGGAGGTATGAAGGAGAATCACAACATGAACGACAGGGTACAATCCACCGCTTTGTGGCTGCGAAATCACAAAGAATACCTCGACCGCCTGGCGAAGAACGGCAAGGGCGGTCGGGCCCGAAGGGACGGTACTGGTACTGGGAGAGATAGGAATCCCGAATGAACATCTACCGGATTCCCAACCAAAACCTAGCTATCCTCCAGCAGACCATCCCCACCCGGCACGGCACCATCCTCCTGATCCCGCTCGACCATCTCCTCGCCCTGCGCAGCCTGGTTGCCCTTGTGCCGCCCGAGGCCGCCAGCGATGAAGATTTCAAGCGGATAGAGCGCGCCCCCTGGGCTGCCAGCGGCTCCTCCTTCGGGATCGCCCTGATGTACGAGGATCCCGAGCAAGGCGAATTCACCCTATTTCTCGAATCCGATGAATGGGAGGCGCTCCAGGCAGCGCTTCACATCTACGACGACCTAATCACCATCAAAGCCGCCTCGGACCTGACCGGCAAATCCATTCAGGCTCTTTCCCAAGCCTGTCAGTTGGGAAAACTCGCCTACTACGCGGACCCGGCCGCGCGCCAGCGCCAGGGCCGCATCCTCGTCAGCCGCCAGGAAATCCTCGCCCTCTGAATCCCCCGCAACAAAAAGCCCGGCGCTCCCCGCGCCGGGCTTCCTCCCATCCAATCCGCGTTAATCCGCGTCCAATTTCCCCCTGAGCACCGCCGTCTGCAGTGCCACCGGCCACCTATCCCACCGCATCGCACAATCGCGCAGGATCTCAAAGTCGGCATCCTCGAACGAGATCTCAGTCTCGCTCACAACATCCTTGATCACCACCGACCCCTTCTGCCGATCCTCCTGCCACCCCACCGATCTGCGCTCATCCTCTTTCAACCGCAGAATTTCCAGTATGCGCAAAAAGTCTGACACCTGCAGTAGTGTTGTACCCTGCGGGAGCGTCTGGCTGAGCATCACCCTTTCCCATGCATTTAATTGCAGATTCTTCATACGTCCTCCACTGAACTTCTGCGGCAGAAAATTGAAACCCTACAGCCTGGGACGTGCCTCCGCCTGCACCGGCTTGGCCGATCGCGGCCAGTGGACCTTCTTTGATTTCATCCGCTTGGTCACCACCCCAGCCGGCAGCGTTCCCTCCAACGCCTGACACAGGCACCAAACGCATACTTGCAGGCTCGTCTCTTGCGCCTCATTCACCCATTCCAGCATGAAATCCCGTCCGCAGACCGGGCAATGTGGCTCCGCCGGTGCAATCGTGGTGACCGTTCCAGCCGACCCGCGCCACTTCAGCGCCCCGGCCTGTGCATACAAAATTCCCCCACTGGCATAATTTACCGTTGGCACGGTTATACAATTCGTGATCGAAAATACCCCCGCCCCGGCGCCCAACATGGTGGATGTCGGCGATTGATTCGGACACAGCGCCATGTTATCGCCGATACCCACGATCTCGTACTGCGACCGGAGGTCTACGAACGCCTCCTCCGTGTCAACAGCATCGTAAGCGGAGTGGACGACCCGCGCTCCACCCCACGGGTCGCCTGCGGCCCTGTATCCTACCACCCACCCGAATGATTCACTCGTTGCCAGGCCATATGACCCGTAGACATACGCCGCCGTCCGCAGCGTCCCGCTGTCGTCGTACCTCCAGCGGATTTCGCGCTGAGTATCCGCCGACGTCGGTGCCTTGACGACGATCCCGCCGCTCGACATGATGACGTTGCCTCCACCCGCATACGCCAACCCGTCGCTTGCCTGTAAGTAGAATTGCTTCGTTCCAGCCGCGTCGTAGCCGGCAATCTCAGCCGCCGTGATTTCGATCCTGGTGCCCGATGTGGAGCTTGCGATCCTGAAACTCCCATCCAGGATGTAGATGCCGGGTCCTTCCGTCGATCCCGAGTCCACCAATGGCTGTTGAAGTTGGAACAGCTGGGAGATTTCATGTTGATCGAGTATCCTCCCAAACACGCCCAACTCGCAGAACCCGGCGCCCATCTGTTGCGTTGCAAAGTAGGTGCTTCCCAGATTCCACTGCTGCAACGCAATCGGATCACAGGCAGTGGTATCTGTGTCTTCCAATACTCCATTCACGTAGAGTTTGTAGGAGTCACTGGTGAAGTCCAGAGTGAAGATTATATCTAGCCATTCGCCAGCCACGAACGTCTGGACGCCGGACTTAAGCGTGATCGTGACCGCCCCGCACTGGATGAGGACTGTCACTGTGTCGTCAGAGGTACTGTAATACGAAGCGATCCTGTGGAATGCACCGGCACCCCAGGCATCCATGAAAGTATTGTCGCCACAGGGCGAAGGCCAGGTTGCATCTGCATCGTATGCCGCCTGCACCACCAGCCGGAACGATAACGTATCCTTCTCACTGATCAATCCGGCGTGCGCATCCAGGTTGCACTCATTGACTGCTCTGGTAGATGTGCTGGCATGCGCCGTCCCCGTCCAGGCATATCCGTAGCCAAGTGTTCCGTCGCAATAGCTGGTAGCATAGGCTTTCTGCTCCAATTGAAAAGCATCGAAATATATGGTACAAGCACCACTACCCACAATCTCAACATATCGGCTGGCCGAACCTGCACCGAAGGTTTTTGTCACCGAAATCCGCTTCCATCCGCCACTGATACTTTCAGCAGAACCCCAACTGTACCCCGTAACGTCGTCCCAGATTCCTAGCGCTATTGTCTCTGCGGTGCTGCCGCACACGTATACTGAGAATGTGTAGGCGGTTGCTGCTGCTGTCTGCACCGTCACATCACGCTCGAACCTGGCTGCTGCAGCAAACACGACTGTCGCAACGTAATCACCGGCAACTGCAACTCTATCCTGCGTTCTAGTAAATGTAGTGGCCCCGACGGGAGTCCATCCGGTAGTGTTTGTCTCGAGTGATGGGTTTATGATCAGATTGGTCGTGGCTTCCTCAATCATCAATCCCCGTGTGCCCAACCACATCCCCTGCATCGTGTGAAACCCACCACTCAGCGTCGCTTTCTGCTTGCGCAGTGAGTGCCATTCCGTTGGGGAGATGTAGCAATGTGGCCCGAGCAGCAATAATCCATCCGCAGAGTTGAACAGAGAATTCCCAATATTCAGCTTGTCTGCGGTAATCGTTCCCTCGATTACTGCATCGCCCCGGATCCGCAGCCCATTCGTCGGATCGTATGCCATCCAGTTGTCCCCGGCATAGTCCCCGATAAAGATGCCGTAGGCAGCCTCCGTATAGTCCGCCAGCCCGATCAGGTTGCCGAGATGTACCTCCGTGTCAACTCGGATGCACGGCACCGTCGGATCCAGCACGATCCGCCCGTTCACGTCCTGGAGCACCGTCCCCGTACTCACCCACCCCGCCACCACCTGCCAGTCCGGATTCTCAAACGTCATTTCATCCGACGGCCGGCCCATATCCCGCAGATCCCCAATCCGCATCTCCAACCGCTCGATCCGGTCCAGCACGTCATTGTACGTCTGATCCCGCTCCAGCATCCTCATTCAATCCTCCTCCCGATCCCCTTCCTCGCTCTGCAGGACCGGCAGGTACTCGAACCGCTCGTCACACACCAATTCGCATTTCCCCGACCACGGGTCGAATCCCCGCGCCACGATCCGCATCGGCGCATCGTACCCATCGAACCCCAGGCTGGGCAGCACCACTTGCACAATGTCACCCACGTCGTAGTCCGCGAAGCGCGCCGGCGCCACGTCCGCCACCGCCAGCGCCGCCAGCGTATGCGGGTATGTGCTCTCGCGGATCGCGTTCTCCGCATATCGCCCCAGCGTTGCCTCCTGCGTCACGTCCGCCGGCGCGATCATTGCCTCGCGCAGCCCGAATCGCCTGCGGCTCGTCTCCTCCGTGCCCCAGATCACGCTCCGCTCACCCCACGTGGCGCCGCTGCCCACCACCGCGACGCGGTTCACGACATCGCCTTGTTCCGTAAGCGTTGCCTCGGCCACATTCGCTCCCTCGCTCAGCGCCGCGGTCTCCCGCTTGTCATTCCCCAGCAGTTCGTGCAGCTCCGCGCGGAACATGATCCGGCCATCGTTGAGATAGGGGACAAACCGGTAGTCGCAGGTCTCCATCGCGCGGATAGACTCATTGATGACCCACATCGCATCCCGGAAGTGATAGCGCGGAAAATGCGGTCCACCGCCCAGCCAGATTTTCTGCCCCAGCGTGATCCCAATCGAAGCCCGCTGGTCCACTTCCGTCAGGATCTGCGAGAAAATGCCTCCGGCCACGTCGCCGTAGAAACTGCGCGTTTTCGCTGTCATCTGGAATTCCAGCAGCCGCTCTATCGTGTATGCCTTGATCTGTACCATGCCGGGCGACCATGTGCGCGGCAGATCGAGCACCCCGCCCCAGGCCGGCAGCCCATTGTCGAATCCCACATAGATGCGCGCCCCCGGCTCCAATATCTCCCGTGCGAATGCTGGCGATCCGCGCTTGATGCGCAGCGTGGCGCTCCCGCCCTGATTCAGCCGCCAGGTCACGTCGCTGATCCGTCCCTCAGTGACTTCGGCGCGTATCCGCCCCATCAAATCGCCCAGCAACACCCTCACCCGTGCCCCCTTGCTCCCCCGCTCCCCTGCCTAATAGTACCGCCTTCTGAACGATGTCACGACCGTCACCGCCGCCGTCCCCGTGTCGTCGAAGCGCAGCACATTGTTGCCCGGCGCCAGCCGCAGCCACGCCCGCCGCGCCGAATCCAGCCCCACTGCCTGGAACTGGTTGGATGCATCCAGCAGATATGTCACCGTTCGCTGATCCGTGTCGATCTCCAGCGCCTGATTCAGCGCCATTTCGAATCCCACCGCGATGGCCTCATCCGTCGTCTGGTTCGTGATCGTCGCCGCCAGCGTATAGTTCCCCGACTCGCTGCCGATGGTCGTCACCGGCGTCTCGCTGCCGTTCAGCGTGACTGTCACCGTCCCGGCCTCTAGATCTTGTTCCCAGATTGTGATCTCCATACAGACGATGTCCGCAGCATTCCATGCTGCCCCTGCTGCCTGTGTCCACGCCTCCCACACATTGTCGGCTGCCGGGTTCGCTATGTCGGCCTGCCACGTCCAATCGAAATCGCCGCGAATCCAGTAGAGCAGGCGGGCGTTGAAGTAATCCTTATCCAGCGCGCGTTTAAGCCCGGCCGCCCAATCCGTATTTACGATTCCGCACGGATTGTACAGCGACCAGCCCAATGCGCACGTGGTCAGCACATCGTTCCATGCGCCCACCACCGTGTATGTCGTCGCCGACAGCGTCCGCTGCGTTGCCGAGTAGGTGCCACGCTTCCCGGATATAGTCAGATTAAGATTGTTTATCCAGGTTGCCGGCCGGGTCGGATACCCGACCTGCCCGAAAATCTCAAAGTACCACGAGGTGTTGCTGCTACTCGCCAGCGTGAACACCGGAATATCTCCGGTTGGAATTGTCGGCGCGCCCGCCGTCGCCTTCCCGTAAGCGATGATCACCTCGTGCTGCATCCAATATACCGTTGCCGCCGCCGCATGCACCCCCGCCGCCGTGCCCCACACCGCCCGTTCGACGCCCGTAAGCCGGTTGTTTACCGCGTCCACCGCCTCGTAGGTGAACACCTCATTGTCAATCCGCACCGCCCCAGAGGATGGCCACCCGCTCACGTCGGCAACCGCGATGCTATCCACCGACCCCGCCCCAGCGATGCCGACACTCAGCGTCGTGGATTTGGCCGCTTGCCAGTTCGCCGCGAACCAAATGTACGTGTTTGCGCTGTTCATATCCACCAGGTGCCGCGTGACCTCGACCCCATCCACGAATACCCGCAGGTCATCCCCGTTCGCCAACATCTTGCCCGTGCCGACCAGCGCATTCGTCGCCAGCGGCCCCAGCCGGATCGGATAATTCGCCCCCGCGTTGATCGCCAGCCACGTCACCAGGCAATATCGCTTATAATCATACCCGCCGGTCTTGCCGGCCGTGGGCGTAATCGTCAGGATCGGGTACGCCTCATCCTCCCCCGTATTGGCTATCGTCCGCGTCTGCCCGCTGGCCGTGATGCTCCAGGTATCTGAGGTCTCAGTGACCGCTCGCCAGCGCACGTCCCCGCTGACCGCCAGCGTCGCCACGAACACCACGTCGCGCCGCTGGTCGCCGTAGACGCGCAGCTCCTCGCATAGCGCCTCCACGTACATCTGCACGCCATCGTGATTCTCCCCCACCAGCACTTTCGGCTCCTCGTCCTCTGGATCGAACCACCGGAACAATTGCGATCTCAGCGCATCCTTGTCCGTGCCCACGATGCGGATGAGGAGCGCCAGGCGATGCGGTTTCCTCTGCAATGCCACGATCACCGGCCACGCCCCGATTCGCTCCAGCAACTCCGCTGTCGCTCCCGGCAGCCGTGGCTCTGAGGCCGCCACGAATCCGCACTCATAATCCGGCGCAAACGTATTCCCATCGAAACTAATAATCTCAGTAATCATTGCTACGCATCCGATCCGCGTTAACCCGCGTTAATCCGCGTCCGACTCCTCCTACACCGCCAGCGCCTGCAACTCCCCCAATAGCCCGCGTGCATCCTGGACCCCCTCCAGCGTCAACCCGTAGATCACGATCTGCTGCCCCCCGCCGGGCCCCGCGCCGCTCGCCTCCACCTCGTACACATTCCGCAATTCCGCCGACAACTCCGGCACCCGCATCCGCGCCAAATCGTGCATCGCCTGCCCGATCCCCCGCAGGCCAGCCTCGAACGGCGTCGCGCTGCCCGGCGTCAGCCAATCCGGCAGGTCTATATTGCGGATCGCATCCGCCATCTTATTGATCCAATCGATGACGGCGCTGATCGCGTCCTTGATCCTATCGAACGCATCCCGGATCGGCGGCAAGAGCGTATCCGCCAGCCATTGCAATGGCGGCCCCAGCGTTTCTGTGACGATTTTTGCGACCCGTTCAAATACCGGAATCACACTATTCTGAATAAATCCCCACACCGCATCCAATGCCGGCCTGAGCACATTCTGCCATATCCCGGCCAGCGCCGTGATCGCCACCCCCACTACTGCCGATGCCACGTCCGCCAGCGCATTGAACAGCGGTATCACACTGTTCTGAATGAATCCCCATACCAAACTGAGCGCTGGCTTGAGCACATTCCGCCACAAATCCGCCAGCGCCGTCACCGCTGTCCCCACGACCGTCCTGGCCGTATTCGCAACAGTCGTGAAGACCGGCACCACACTGCCGGTGAAGAAATCAATAACGCTCCGCACCGCCGGCCACAGCACATTCACCCAGAAATCCCGCAGCGTCTGGATCGCCGCCGGCACGTTCACCTTCAGCCATTCCCACAGCGCCGCCAGCGCCGGCTTGATCGTATTCTCCCACGCCTCCGTCAGCGACGTCCTGATCCCCAACCAGTCATTCTCCCATGCCTGGCGGAGGAGGGCCACGATCGCCACGGCCGCCACGAACACCGCGATCACTGGCGCAACCGCCGCGACCACACTCCACAGCGCAGGAAGTACCACGCCGGCAATCGCCGCCCCCAGCACGATCAGGACATCCTTCAATTCCACATTCCTGCTGATCCAGCCGCCGACCTGCTCTATGATGGGCTGAATCATTGCCCACAACTCCTGAATCCGCAAGTAGATTGACTGAATCGCGTCTGATAGCTCATCCGGCACAATCTCCTGCAGCGCCCCCTTGAATGCTTGCAGAGGACCCTCACCGGTCGTCAATCCGTACACGAATGCATTCACGAACGTGGCAGCTTTCTCAAAGATAGGCACCAATGTACCCTCAATGAATCCCGTCAATAATGGAAGTGCACGCTCGGCAAGATCTTGGCCCGTGCCCATCAGCTTGGTTAATGTTGGCAGTAGGGCCATCCCCACCGCATCTTTCGTATCCTGGATCGTCGCCCTGAACCGCGCCATCTTCGCCGCTGCGCTCTCCGTCACGTCCGGCATTGAGGCCGTATTCTCGGCCAACTTCTCCAGCACCACGTTCATCATCCCGGCCTGGACCTGGTCCTTCGTCAGTTCCTCGGCCTGGACACCGAACATCTGGGCTGCCCGGTCCGTCGCATCCGCCAACGTCACCTGGATCCCGAGATTATCCAAAATCATTGGCGACAGCCGTCCCACGCCTTTCACCAGGCTATCGAGCATGAACCCCATATCCTGGCCCGTCGAGGCCGAGACCTTGCCGAGGTACTGCATCGCATCCGGCAACTGCTGCGCGAAATCCACGCTCACCAGCGCCGCCGCCTTATTGAACGACAGCATGAGATCGCGGTTGCTAACCATCCCCGCGCTGCCGCGTTTTAAGGCCGCCAGCATCTCGTCCGTCCCGACGCCCGCGCTTGTGGCCAGCCCATCGAACGCTTGGCTGATTCCCTCCACCGGCGCAGCATCGATCGTGATCTTCGCCAGCGCCGCCCCCAGGCCGACCACCGCCCCCGTCGCCACGCCAATGGCCCCCAGCGCCACAGTGCCCAGCCCCTGGAATGCCTTCCCCGCCCCGCCGACGATTCGCTCGATGGCACTATCCACCTTCCCGCGCGCCTCGCCCAGATCGCCGTCCAGTTTATCGAGCGTCGCCCTGATCGCTACGTTCGCTCGGCCTAGTTCAGCCTCGATGCCCACGCTGCTTCGCCTCGTTTATCCTGCCTACGTCAATCCGCTCCACGATCTCCCCATACTCCTGCCGCCGCGTCTCCAACTCCTCACTCGTCAGCGCCTTTGCCTTCCCCCCGCCCATCATCCGCGCCAGGGCCGGCAGCCGCTTGGCGCGCGAAAGCGCCGCCACGTGCCACGCCAGCCACCCGGCCCGCCTGTGCTCCTGCTCCAGCCGCCAGCCGGCCGCCTCGATTGCGGCGTATACCTCGCGCGGCGTCAGCGCCCAGAACTCCAGCGCGCCGACGCCGCACTTGAGCGCCTCCCCCAGGAGCGCCTCCCACGAGAAGCGCTCCTGGCTCACCCGTTTTTTTGCTCTGGCTCCCCGGCGCCGTAGGACAGCACCGCCGCGACCGCCTCACATACCGCCGTGACGACAGGGGCGAATCCAACCTCATCGAGCACCGCGTAAGCGTCCACCAGCGAGATCGCCCGGCCGCCCTCTCCGGCATCCCGCCTGGCGGCCTCCATCCCGGTCCGCAGCAAGTGCGCCGTCTCCGTGATCCCGCTGGAGCCGTCCGCGAATCCCTGCGCCACCGCGATGATTGAGCGCCCGATCTGCGCCTCGGCCTCTGCCAGCGCCCGGTTCGTGAATAGGATGCGCACCTCGCGTTCAGCCGCTGAAATGATCGCCTCACCCCGCGCCCCGGTCACGATGCGACCTCGACCCACTCGCCGTCAACCGTCAGCGCCACACTGATTGTCGCCTCACCCTGATCGGGGAACGCCTCCGAGAGCGACGTCACCAATGCATCCGCTGTCTCCGTCGTTGTGCCATCCATCTCGCGCGCGATCAGGATCAACTCCCCATCCCGCATCGCATCCCGCAGCGCCAGATAATCGTCCCGCGTGGGAACGTACAGCGCATCGAGCGACAGCGACGCCGAATACCGCCCCGGCAACACCCGCTTTGCCCGGCCATCCTTCGATGAGACGTCGATTTCCTCCGTCGCCTCATCGAACGTCACGTCCCGCTGGCTCCCGACCGCTTGGTAAATCGGTACGGTTGGCGTCCCAATGTTCACCAGCAACAGCACGTCAGTCCCATTCATCGCCATTTCAGACCTCCTCAATCGTCAATCGGATCGAAACGATCCGCCCATAAGCGTCCTGCCCGTCCGCCGCAACCGGCCCCGAGCAGTCCGCCATGATCCACTCAAAATCGCTGATCGCGAATGATTGCCGGTGCAGCAGCGCCCGCACCCGTTCCGCAATCGCCTCCACCAGCACCGCGCTTCCCGTCACGTCCGTGTAACATCGCAGGTCGCGCACAATCGTGCGTCCCCGCGTTGTTTTCGTATCGAAGGGGCTTTGCGCCACCTCCCCCGCGCTCACGACGTACGGCAGCATCGCATCCCCCGGTGCCGGATCAGTCGTGAAAATCGCCGGCTCCCCCCCGTAGACCGCCAACATCGCCGTCAGCGTCCCATCCCCGGCCAGCACGTCATAAATCGCCTCAGTGATCGCGCTCATCCCATCATTTCCCTGCCAGGAGCCTCAGAATATCCTTGAGATTGTTCATCAGCGCCGGCCTTAACCACGGCTGCGCCGCCTTGCTCTTGCTCCCGATCTCGATCCAGAACCCGTAATCCCCGCCCTTCTCCCCCTTCGGAATCCCGATCAGCCCCTCGACCGCTACGCCCGGCTCGACCACCACCCCGCTGGTCAGTCTTCCCAGCGCGAGCAATTGCCGGTAAGCGCGCCCGAATGCCGGTTCGACGATCCTCAGCAGCCTGCTGCGTGCGTCCACCTCCACCATGTGCGCCGCCGCTTCCATGCCGGTGGCGAGATAATCCTGGACCGCCTCCACCACCTGCCGCTGCCGCCACTCCGTGATCGCACTCATGCTATCCCCAGAGTACGCTTGATTTCGGTCAATTCGCGGTGAATGTGCTGGTAGCACTCCTGATGATAAAGATTCGGTTCCGAATGAAACCACCTCGGACCTGTCCAATTCCATTGTGTGCTGGTTGGTGAATATCCCCAGGTGAAGCGTTTGCCGCAACATGCGCACCGGCTGAATAGCCACCGTTTTAGCTTGAAGACGGGTACAATCTTGATCTGCCAGTGCCAAATGTGCCAGCGCGGATGCTGCCACCAGCGCCGTGTGTGCGCCTTGTGGATGCGGAAAATCTGACAAATCCGCTGGATAGCATCATAGTCCGGCACTTCCTGAAACCAATGCCGCAGATTGTCGTACTGATCATGAATCAGGCTCCTGGCCAACGCCAATTCATCCTCAGTGAGGTTAGGAAACCCCCATCCGCAACTATCGTCGGACCCATCACTTTCCGGGTCCTGGTGCCAGATCTCAGCAATTCTGATCTTGCCGATGCGAACATCAAAAGCCAGTGTCATTGGGTCGTGCATAGTGCTCCTTTCAGTCCTTCCGATCCGCGTTTATCCGCGTTCATCCGCGTCCTATTCTTCTCTCTGCCTCTCCAGGCAATCAATCTCATAATGATGCCCCGCCTCGCTCGGCTCCCGCACCCCCAGCACCTCAACCGTCAAAGTCCCCCACGTCACACGATCTCCTCTTTCGATATCTGCCGTTGTTCGCGTATAGAGGACGTGCGTGATCTGCCTCTCCTCCGCATCCGCCACCACCCGCTCATTCCCCGTCGCCGGCCGGATGCGCCCCTTCACCGTCCCCACCGCGATATAGGCGATGGTCCATCCCCCCTGCCCATCCCCCACCCGCGCCCGCTTCTCCACCGTAAATGTGTGATTCAGCAGCCCGTCAAATACCCCCACTCAGTTCCTTCCGATCCGCGTTAATCCGCGTTAATCCGCGTCCCGTCTTCCTACAATGCCACATACCGGTACCGGTTGAGAATATCCTTCTCACTGAGGAGCAACGTCCGCGCCCCGCTCGCCCCCATCAGCCCCACCCCCACCCCACCCCCCGCCCCG